ATACTATATAGTACTATAGTATTTATAGCACTATTAGCATTTAAACTTTATTATCTATAATTCTATATCTTAACAATATTAATTTTATAGCGATAAGGAAAAAAACATGGAAGAGAATCAAATTGAAAGAACTATGACCTTTTGTCTTCACGATCTTCAGGATTTAATCGCTAGTGGAAAGATTGATTTTTATGATGTGGTCTATCGTCTCCACAAAGCGATGCCTAATCACGATAAATATTTAGAACTAGCGGCTTCGTCTCTGTCTGCGGCTGTCGCTGAAGAAAGGTATTTCAATGCTGAAAACAGAAAGTAAATTGCTCAGCCACACGAATTGCCCGCATTGTCCGTCGTCTGACGGATACGCTGTTTACGATGACGGTCATGGGTATTGCTTCGTCTGCAATGAGTTTGACAAAACCGCTCAGAACGGCCTTGGTGAGGCTGATACTGTATCGGCTATACCTGACCATACAGACCAGCCTAGCAAAGCCACAGTGACGCCATTAGGGGCCTTGCTGAGCATTCCTGACCGAGGCATTGTCAAAGAAACCTGCAAATTCTACAATGTGACTCAAAATGATGACGAGCATTTCTATCCTTACGGAAGCGGAATTAAGGTTAGAAAAGTAGCGGATAAAGATTTCTACTGGCGCACAAAGTCAGAACAGCCGCTATTCGGCATGGATCGATTTAATGCTGGTGGTAAGGCTGTAACAGTCTTTGAAGGTGAACTAGACGCATTGGCTGGTTTTCAAATGCTAGGTTCAAAGTATCCTTGCGTTTCAGTCAAGAATGGTGCTAGTGGTGCGGCAAAGGACTGCCAAAAGGCGTATGAGTGGTTAGACAGGTTCGACAGCATTGTGCTGTGTTTCGATGCAGACGAACCCGGTCAAAAGGCCGCTAATGCAGTTGCTGAAATCTTCGGTTCTAAAGTAAAGATTTTTAAACATGCTGAAGGCTTCAAAGACGCATGCGACTATTCCAGCGTTAATAAGTCAGCAGACTTTGTCAGGCTATGGTGGGCATCAGAGCAGTATATTCCCGATGGCATCATTACAGGATCATCACTTTATGATCAGGTGATGGCTCCGCTAGAGAAAGCATCAGCATTCTATCCGTTTGCATCACTGAATGACTTGACCGGTGGCATTCGGTCACAGGAGATGGTGGTGGTAACTGCTGGTAGCGGCCTCGGCAAGTCACAGTTTCTGCGTGAATGCGTCTGGACACTTCTGACCAGCACTATCGACAACATTGGCCTAATGTTCCTTGAGGAATCAGTCAGGAAAACAGGCTTGTCTATCATGTCTTTGGCGATCAACAAGCCATTGCACCTAGCAGAGACAGAAGCTACCGATGCAGAGAAACAAAAAGCCTATGACATGACTCTAGGCTCTGACAGGCTTTATCTCTATGACAGCTTTGGGTCTAATTCAATTGACAACATTGTGTCAAGGGTGCGTTACATGGCAAAGGGACTGGATTGTAAGTATGTTTTCCTAGACCATATCTCTATTGTTATCTCTGACCAGTCGCATGGTGATGAACGCAAAGCTATTGACGAGATCATGACCAAGCTTAGGATGCTGGTTCAAGAGACGGGCATCACTTTGTTTGCGGTGTCTCATCTCCGCAGGCCAGATGGCAACAAAAGCCATGAGGAAGGTGCGGCTACTTCCTTGGCTCAACTGAGGGGTTCAGGAAGTATTGGACAGTTGGCAGACATGGTGCTAGGATTAGAGCGTCATGCACAGTCAGACGATCCAATTGAACGCAATACGACACGCTTGCGTGTTATCAAAAACCGCTACAGCGGCGAGACTGGCCCTGCTGGTGCGGTGATGTATGACAAAGTGACCGGTCGCATGACTGAGGTTATTGAAACACTATGATGACATTCTTATTGGGTGCTGTTTCCTTCATTGGTTTTTTAATCAGGAGATAAAAATGAGCTACTACAATCAGGAAGACTATGTTCACATTGATGCCTACGGCGAACTGCAAGATCAGTTGATTGAGGCACAGCGTGAACTTAAAGGTGCTAACGAAGATGCTGACTTCTTCGAGAAAGAGAATGAAACTCTGAAGATGCAGATTGCTTACCTTGAGGCTAAGTGTAAGACGCTAGAGTGTGCTTTAGACCGCTACAATCTGGTGGTGGCATAGCATGGCTTGGTGGCTGATACTGGTGGTCATGGTCATTTACGCCAGTGTTGGCGTGATGGAAGCAATGCGGGGTAACTGGGCTATGTTCATTGTCTGGTTCGGTTACTCCGTCTCTAACATTGGGCTGGCTTGGCTATCTTGGAAAGGTTAAACATGAGCAAGTACATTAGACCTTCAGTGCTGAAGATGCACTACGATAGGAAGAAGCAGATGCTGGAGTACATGAAGACTGAGCAGGCATCAACAGATGCGGCAGTGGAGTTGGACATTCCACAGCAGTCTGTATGGCGATATCTGCGAGAGATGCAGAAGTCAGGACATGTTGTTAAGATTGGTGACAGCTTCAATGCCAAGTACAAAGCCACAGGTAAGCACCTGACATTGGAAGAGCGGCGCACTAACAAAGTGAACACAGGTTTTGTTGTCTGCGGAGTACAATTCTAACAACATGATACGAAGAGATGACATACTTTTAAAAATGAACAAGGAAGATATTGAAAAGTATCTATCTATTGAAAAAGACATTGCTAAAGTATACGGCATTCATTTAGCAAAGCGTCCTAAACTTGTTCTAAACAAGAGACATAGAACCGTGAGGAAGAAATGAACAGATTCGATCTTGAGCAGGCTATCTTTGAAGCTGACATGACCGCTGACTTGAAGGCTGCATTTGAAATGCACTGTGACGGCTCACCGATGACACAGGATGAGGTTGACAACATGCTGATGGGTTTGTGGCAAGTCTGTAAACTTCGTCAATGGAAACTATGGGATACTTTCTGTCGTGTCAATCAGGTTGACGATTACAGGGCAATGAAGGAGGATGTAGAATGACGCTAAGTATTGATGTTAAGCCTTCAATCTCAACAGTAAGCGATAAGCAAGAGCCGGTGGCGTGGGAGGGCATACGAGAAACTGTAGAACTCAGAGGCAGTCACTCAGAAGAATACGAGGAAGGTTTCTGGGCTGGACTACGAGCGTATGAAGACAAGCTGAAAGAGCAGGACTGGTACGGCCAGCATCAATGGCAGTGTGGCTACGAGCGTGGATGGGATGCAGCTATGGAGAAGGAAGAGAATTCACTGCCGCTAATGCAAGAAGGCAAAGACTTCACAGTTAGTAAGCCTTGGGTTGGGCTGACGGATGAGGAAATCGCAAGTCTTGTTGAGGACGAAGATTGGTACAACTACCCAGAAGACTTTGTTTGTACTGTACAGGCGAAACTAAAGGAGAAGAACACATGAGCAACGATGATGTCATCGCTGAATTAGAGCGTGAAAACCAGATGCTTCGTGCAAGAAATGAACGACTAGAAAAGGAAAACACATGGCTGGAAGCAGCACTAGCGAACGCACAGATTCAACTATTGAACAAGGTCAACGAGAGCAACCATTGACACCTTGCAGTAAAGTGTGTAAATTCGACTATTCTAAAGGAAGGTGTTCAGCATGCAAAAGAACCGAAAGAGAACTGATGATGTGGTCGCAGATGACCCAAGACCAAAGAAGGATGATAATGCTGTCGCTAAAGGATCGCCAGTAAGCATCTCTGCCTGCTACAACAAGAACGGCGTACAAGAGATTTATGTGCTATACTCTGATGGCTCTATCAAAGTGAAAAGGGATGACAGTGGCTGGCAACAGATTGGTGTTTCTTGACATAGAGACAAATACCCAACATGATAGGATATGGTGTTGTGTTACTAAGGCTGACGGGGAAGTAAAGGTATGGACGGAAGCAAGAAAGTTGAACGAGTATTTAAAGGACAGCGACACAATCGTTGGACATCATCTCATTGGGTTCGATGCAGCGATCTTGAATCGGCTATGGAATACGAAGATTCGCTTGAGCCAGTGCAGAGATACTCTAGTGATGTCGAGACTACTGAACCCAAACCGAGAAGGCGGTCACAGCCTAGCCGCTTTCGGACTAAGATTGAAGAATCACAAGATAGACTTTCAGGACTTCGACGGCGGTCTAACGCAGGAGATGATTGACTATTGTATTCAGGATGTGAACTTACTTGAAGAGGTATACCATGCACTCGAAAATGAGAAAAGAATTCTTGGATTCTCTAAGCAATCAATGGACTTGGAGCATGAAGTTGCTGCAATCATTGCAAAGCAAGAGCGAAGAGGCTTTAAACTCAATGTGCCTAAGGCTATGGAGTTTGTGGCACTACTCAGGGACAAAGCTGCCGGAATCGAGCAACAGCTTCAATCCGTCTTCGCCCCTATTGTTCACACCAGAGTCAGCGAAAAAACAGGAAAGCCCCTCAAAGACAGAATCGAAGTCTTCAACCCCAGCAGTCGGCAGCAAATTTCCAAACGCCTCCAAGAGAAAGGCTGGAAGCCAGAGAAATTTACAGAGAAAGGCCAAGCAATAGTCGATGAAACAGTCCTCGCTAATGTCCCTATTGCTGAGGCTCAACTTATTGCCGAGTACTTGTTGCTTCAGAAAAGGGTGGCTCAGGTTGAATCATGGCTTGAAGCTGTACGAGAAGATGGGCGTGTCCACGGTAAGGTCATCACCAACGGCGCAGTCACAGGACGAGCAACCCATTCATCCCCTAATCTTGCCCAAGTCCCTAACACAGGAAGCCAGTACGGAAAAGAATGTAGAGAATTGTGGGAGTGTGCAGAAGGCTACAGATTAGTAGGTACAGACTTGGCACAGTTGGAATTGCGTTGCCTAGCACATTACATGAAAGATCCTGAATACACTAAGGAGTTGTTGAGTGGCGACATCCACACAAAAAACCAACAGGCGGCTGGCCTTGCTACTCGAAGCCAAGCCAAGCAATTCATCTTTGCGCTATGTTACGGCGCAGGGCCGGAGAAAATCGGCCTTATTGCTGGCGTTAATAAGGCAGAAGGACAAAAACTTATATCTAGGTTTCTGGCAAATACCCCGGCTCTCAAAAGCCTCCGAGAAAAAGTTGAACGCTTGTCAGAGAAAGGGACAATTCCGGGGTTGGATGGTCGTATCCTTCATGTACGATCCACTCACGCAGCCCTCAACACCTTATTGCAAAGCGCAGGGGCGATTGTTAGCAAGCAATGGATGGTTGAAATCAAACGCCAATGTCAGAAGGAGAACATCGAGTATCATCAAGTCGCATGGGTGCATGACGAGTTGCAGTGTGAAGTTAGACAGGAGTTTGCTAACAGATTTTCAGTGATCGCTGTTGAAGCTGCCAGAAGGGTTACAGATGTTTTCAATATGCGTTGCCCTATGGATGCTGAGTCAAAGATTGGTTTGAATTGGTATGAATGTCACTGAAAGGGTGTTATAATGAAGATTGATCCAGAAGTATTTGAACAAGGTATTTTTATCTGGGAAGACACAGATGATAACCTTAACATCGGAATGTCAGAAGAGTTGCAGGGTGATCCGCTTTATGCTTTGTTTCTCTTGACAGAGGCTGCAAGATCCATTACCATGCAGATGTTGCAGTCACAAACCGCCCACTAGGGCATAACCGCAGTATCTCAGAAAGGAAGTAAAATGAACGATCTAGTTAAACCGGTAAAGATTAAGGCTGAAGTTATGTGGTGCTTCCACAATAAGCCTAACGAGATGTCTGGCAAGTATCAGATGGATTTGTGTAACCTGTCTGAAAACGCTGTCAGCGCACTTGAGAGTCTCGGTTTGGAAGTGCGTAAGCGTGAAGATAAGCCTGAGAAGGGTTTCTTCATCACTGCTAAATCTGCCATGCCTATCAAGGTATTTGATGGCAAAGGCGAAGACCTATCCAATGTTGCTATCGGTAATGGCAGCACTGCGGTAGCAGTTATCAGTGCCTATGACTGGAAGTGGAAGAACAAGACTGGACGCTCCGCTACCATCAAGAAACTGGTGATTGAGGAACTTCAAGCGTATGAAGCGCCTGAAGGTAGTAATCAAGACGATGATATTCTTTAAGGAGAGAAAATGTATATCGTTAAAGTAAATGGTAAGAAACTGACCCTGAAGACTTTCAAAGAAGGATTCAAGTCCTATGAGATGGCTCGTAACGCTGTTCGTCGTTATCTGCGTAGCCTTGGGCTGGATCGCACACTGGGTCGTAACAATGTTGCCATTCTGAAGGTATAACGACTCGTTATGTTATCCAACAGGTACATCGTTAAGTCGGGAATAAGGCATAGCCTTTTCATTGTTGGTCGGAAAGGACACGAAGCATCTCGTCAGTGGGTGTTGCCGAATATATTGACTATACGACTTAACGGTTGTCTGTTAGAGGTATAACGAATACATGATCGCCCTTATTGACGCTGATTCTATCGCTTATCGTATCGCCTTCGGTTGCAATGATGAACCGGCAA